GTCTAACCTTAGACATGTTCCACTTAGGTATCTCACCTGCCCACAGCAAAGCTAGTAGCTGTCTGAAAGACTTAGCCCAACCCTCTTTACTGTCTTGTACAACTATTGTTGTTTCACTTTCAAACAGATCTGGCACTTCTGGCAGCTTGTTTATGTATTGTCTTTCAACACTGAAACCTGCACCTGTTCCACAAAGAAGTATCTGCATGATTTCATCAAATGCTTTTGGATCATCAACAGTTACGTAGCTACAGTTGTACATACAGGTGTTATCACGATCTGCTGCTGCTCCTGCTGTCATCATAGCTCTCATGCTAGGCATTACATCTAAGCTAAGTATAGCATCGTATATGTTGCCAAGAGTGTCAGATAAATCTTTACCTTTTAACTTTGGTTCTATTACATTAGTAATGTACCTAGTCACTGTCTCACTCCAACTCTCTCGTCTTTGTTCTGTCTCTAACCACCTAGCATAACGAGAGGTGTGTATAAATGCTTGGTAGTCTGTTGGTAAATAATTATTCATGTCTGCTCCTGTGTAATTATCTTCATGTTTCTAATCTTTATACCATCTACATCGTGAATGAAATCATTCATTGCGTCCTCTATTTCTGGGTCAATGAAACCGTCCACAGGAACAGGATACTCTTCTTCGTCAATATCTAATGTAAGAAATACTTTAACTATCATCAACCACCTCTATTAGTTTATCCAAATACCATTGTGCTTTCTTCAAGTCCTCTGATCCATTCTTGTACTTGTATCTCCATAGGTACTTCATAATATTACCCTGTAGATAGTACTCAAACCCATCATCGGTAGCAGCACGAATGGCATCAATACATTCTATACCTGCTTGGTTATAATGTTTAGGACTATTAACAGGATCGTCCAGTGTAATAGTTGTTTCTCCAAATGTTAATGTGTCTATTGTGTTTGCCATTCGTGTTATCCTTTCTAAAAGTTTACATTCAAAACGTTACCCTCACGCTTCACTACTTTAGGTTTATCGTTTTCAAATTGTTCCTCTACTAACTTGTAAAGTTCTTTTCTAATTGCATCGTCCTTTTCTATTAAAGGAATAGCACATATCAACATATCTGTCAACATACTAAGATGTGCATAGTCCGTATCTTGTAAAGTATTTTCTCCAGTAGTTACTTGTCCTACATTAATTTCACCATTCCACTCACCATCTTCCATTACAGGAGTAATTCGTATGATGAAATCATTTGGATCAAAGTTAATAAATGTTTGGTTCTCTTCCATGTCATCCCCTTTTTATTTTTTCATATGGAAACTCTACTAAGTCTGGGTGATTATCTTTACCTTTTTCTTTCAACCAGTCTTCTGGAATAACCCTGTCTGCATACATAAACTTATGACGTTCACACCAAGAGGCATATGTACTCTTAGCACCCTTACTTAACTTACGCTTACTGCTCTCAAACACAAAGCGTATATCTAGGTTAGGGTGTTGTTTTTTTATAGCTAAGTGTTTTCGCCTATCGTCTGATGTGAACCTTCCTTTTACTTCTATTATTAAACCATTGCTCAATATGAAGTCGGGAGTATAGGTGCGGTACATCAAGTCTTCCCATTCTATTTTAAGAGTCTCGTACTTAAAACGTACCTTACGTTCTCTCAAATAGTCCTTGACTTTAATCCCAAGACCACTCCTATACCCCTGCTTTAGCGCATGTTTAAAGCGCCTACCGTCCACTAGAACTTCCAGTGCCAGTGTAAAGGCTGACCAAAGGAAGGTGTTTGTGAATACCCTAAGTCCTTTAGCTCCTGACGAATAGCTTCGTCTGCGTCCTTACGAGCTTGCATTGCAGTACGTAGTCCTGTGTACTTAGCATCTCGTAAAGCTTTCTTCTTCTCCATAAGTTCCTGTTCCATCTCCTTGATGTTCTCTTGTAACTCATCTAACTCCGATTCTCCTATCATGTTTAATCCTCTATGTATGCCACTATCTTAGGGTCTTTTGCTTTAGACATTCGTGATGGCTCTTCCACCATGTTAGGCCAACACTCATGTCGATAGTCACAGAACTTGCAACCATCATTAAGTACCGTATTGCCTGTAGGTTTACCCCTAAAGAACTCAGGTACAGGTTTGAAGCATCGTTTGAACTCGTTCTTGTTGACTGTCTCCACAGTCTGTTTGATCTTGTCCATCTCTACTTCCATGTCAAGGTTGTCAGCAGGTACATACTTGATGCCACCGTTGGCTTTGTTTACAACCCACCAACCACCTACCTTCTTACCTGAAGCTTTAGCATAACCTGCTAACTGCCCGACATATCCAAATGAATCGCCTTTGGCTAACGTATCATACGACTCAAACTTATTTCGATAAGACCAATCTGACGCTGACTTTACATCGTCAAGTGCTCCATCTACGATAAGATCATAACTCCCAGAAACAACAGTATCATTACTATCTCCCACTGGAAGGCTAACCGTATCAGTGTCTTCAAAAGCCACGTTAGACTCTTTAAGAACACCCTTAAAAACAGCTTCAACTATATCTCCTAACATCATGTTCATTACAAATGTAGTCGGCTTTGGTAATGCCGTTTCAGGTTTGTTCTTATCAAACCATAGTTGGCAAGTAGGACGCCCAATATTGGACATCCTTAACCTGAACTTGCCACGTTTATTACCACTACCGAACTGACGTTTCAGTGCCTCTGCTACTTCACGTGCTACTGTGTCAATTGTTTCATCTGACATAGAAGACCTACCGTTGGCAGCGTTCTCAAGGTACTGATGTATTGCTAGTTCAGCAGGATGGTTCATTACACAAAGTCCTCTGCTTCAATGTCTACGAACTCCTCAACCGTATCAGTGTCGGTATCGTCATTCTTGTAGGCATTATCATTCCATGCAGACTTGATGTACTCATTGTAGTTCTCAATCCACGCCATGAAATTAGCAAAGGTTTCTTGCTCACCGTCACCCACTTCAAGTGTCTCACCTAAGTTAAGTGTGAATGTAGGTAAGTACCACACGTTACCGTTAGGCATTGACTGCTCTTCAGTAGACATTGATACGTTGTGCTGTACTGGTAGCCTACGCATCTTACCTAGCTTGTTGAAGATCACACCTGCACCTTTAAATGCATCACGATTCTCAACCTCGTAGATGAACGCCTGTGGTGACAACTCGACTGACTTACCTGTAGCGTCTACGATGTTGTGTAGTTCTACTGTACCAAACAGTACACGTACTCGTTTGATCTGACGAATTAAGTCTTGTGTCTTCTCAGGCAATGCCTTGAAGTCTTCAATGTAACCTGCAGGTTTACCACAGTTGAAGCCACCGTCATTGTCCTTCATGTCGTTGTTCAAATCATCTGCCATTAGTGTTTTCACATATCGATTAGGAGATGCTAGCATGATCCCATAAGAAATCGCTTATACATAAAGCGTTGCATAAACGGTCTAATTTTTACAGATTGGGCAAAGTAAGTAGGACCGTCTGGTATTTCTAACTTGTATGTACCGCCCTCAATAATTTCTACGTTAACATTTTTGCCGTTAACTTCTGCCATGCCCATGATGGGCGAATGATTAATACGCATCCTCGCAAGAAACATACCTTGTTTGTTTGCACTAGAAATCTCATTAGCGATTCCCATAGCTTTAGCCATAGCAGCGTAGTTGTTTGTATCAATAGTTGTAAGTCCACTCATATATATACTCCTTTCATTTTCTAAACGAGCCATAGTTATATCACACTATATCCTTCGTGTCAAGCCAATTTGACCCTATTTTTGCCTCTAAAAGCAACGGCACATTAAATTTAATACCCCATCTAAGTGTGATGAGTTCAGGTAATGCCTCATTAGTTTGGTCTATAACATGTATAACCTCCGCTTCTTCATCAGGATGCACATCAATAACAATGCTGTCGTGTACAGTATTGACGATACACGATTTCAAACACTGCAATAGCATATCAATGTGTAGTAATGCGATGGGTACAATATCTGCAGTAGCAAATGATTG